CACAAATCTTGTTAAAGACGCTACTTGTGGCTTTGACGAGCAATCATCTGCTTTAACTCTTACAGAAAATGTATTAGAAGTTGAGCAATTTCAAATTAATCAAGACATTTGCCGTAAGACGCTTTTAAGCGATTGGTCTTACGCACAAGAGGACGACTTTGTAGCATTCGCTATGAGTTATTCAGCAGGTGTAATTGCTGATAGTATTGAAGGTGCTTTCTGGGCAGGTAGCACAGGAACAAGCGGACAATTCAACGGTATTACTACTTCACATTCAGGAAGTATGACTTCTTCAAGTGCTTCTGCTGCTTATACTGCTGCAAACATTGTAGCAAACTTACAAACATTAGTTGCTGATATTCCTGCTGCGGTTTATATGAAAGATGACTTGTATATCTACATGAACAAAAAGACATACAGATTTTACATTTCTGCTATTTCTGCTTTATCTGCTTTTCCTTTCAACCACATGGGACAATACACACCAGAATTTGAAGGTATTAAGATTGCAGTTTGTTCAGGTATAGCTGACAACATTATGTATGCAGGAACAAAATCTAACTTATTCTTTGGAACTTCAACAGCGTTGGATATGGACTTCAACGAAGTAAAAGTTTTGGATATGTCAGCACTTGACGGAAGCCAAAATGTAAGAATGGTATCAAGATGGACGGCAGGTGTAACTGTTGGTGTTGATAGCGACTTTACTTATCAATCGTAATATTAACTCTAAAAACTAAAAGAAATGGCTTGTAATTTAACGAAAGGAAGAAACCTAACCTGCCGAGATGGTATAGGCGGAATTAAGGCGATTTATTTAGTTCAACATGACGAATTGAGTTCGTACACAGCAGCAAGTGGTGAATTGACGGATTTGGATTTAGGAAGTGGTGATGACATATACAAATACACTTTGAAAAGAGGTACAGGTTCTATTACAGAAACTGTAAATGCTTCAAGTGAGAACGGAACTGTATTTTACACACATTCCGCAAATGTAAAACTTCACGACTTAACTAAAGAAGACCAAAATGAAATCAAGTTACTTGCTCAACAAAGAATGGTTGTTTTCGCAGAACTTAATCAGCTATCTTCAGGCGGTAAGAATAAGATTATCGCTATGGGGTTAGATAACGGAATGGAATTATCAGCAGGTACAAATCAATCAGGTGCGGCACTTGGTGATATGGGGGGCTATGATTGGACTTTTGAAGGACAAGAACCGAACCCTATGCAAGTTGTGGCGGACTATACTACCACACCATTTGATAACGGTGCATTCACATTCAACGCAGTCGTAACGAGTTAAATAAATAAACTTCTCAAAGTTTTTAACTTTGTTTTCATAAACATTAGGGGGTTCGCAAGAACCCCTTTTTGTTATTTTTCTATTTAACATAATATTATTATACAAAAAATTTAACGAAATTTCTTAACCTAGTGAATTGCACCTAATTAAAGAACTAAACTTTTTAATAGTAGTATATTACAGAAAGTAGAAGATTGCTTAAACTAAAGGAAAACATACTTAAAACAGATTTTAACAAAATACAAATATTTGCAAAGTTTTTCTATTATACTATATGTTACACATAACTTACGGCTCAACAGGTACTTTTTATGTTACGACAGAAGAAAAGCGAATTGACACTTCTGTTGTTTCAAGTAGGATAAGGTTATTGTTCAAATTCACTAACGATATGGATAAGTCAGTAGTATATGCTTACGGACAAAGCCAAGTGCATAATGACGATATAAGAACTTATCAAAGAACAACAAAAGTAACAATAGGACACAACACAACTGAAAATGTATTTACAGGGTTAGTAGATTTTAAGCCGTTTGGATATTGGAAATATGAGATATACGAAGTAAGTTTTAACGGAACTGTACCTACATTAGACGCAGATACAGCACCTATCACAGAAACAGATGTTGCAAACGATACAACAGGAATTTACGGAACGGTAAAAGGATTAGTTGAAACAGGAAAACTTTATGTAACAGAAACGGCAGGTTCGGAACAAATAACATATACGCAACACCCTGAACCAAGCGGAACGAATTATATTTGGACAAATTAAAAAATTAAGATATGAGTTTAATAGACAACAATAACATTTTATTAAGAGAACAATTAGGTAAAGGTAGTGGTGTAGTTTTTACAACAGCAGCACAAACAACAAAAGATTACTACGCTATTCACTTTGTTACAACAAGCGTAATTGCTTCTATAACAATGGCTAACCTAACAGGCGAAAGTGCTTTGCAAACAACTATACCAGCAGGTACTGTTTTGTATGGTCGCTGCACAGCAATTACCTTAACTTCTGGTCTTGCGATAGGATATACAGAACATGACGGCAAAACAAGCGAATAATGAAATTAGGGTTAGGGCTTAATGTAAGCAGTAATGTTTATGACGACAATTATAGTTTGGACTTCAACGGTTCTACTCAATCTATTGCAGTAGATAATCTTGCAGGCGATATGAACGGTTCTTTAGGGACTATTTCTTGTTGGTGCAAATTAGATACTGTTAGTTCGTCTGCACACATTATGAAAGCAAAAGTTGATAGTAATAATTTTATAAGCTTCTTTTATCACGCTTCTGCAAATGAATTTAGGGCATTACACAAAGGCGGTGGAACTTCAAAAACAGCAGTAATACCTTCAGGCGACACAATAGAAAATGACGGAAATTGGCACAATGTAGTTATGACTTGGGACACAAGCGAAGGTGAATTAAAAATATATTTAGACGGAACGCTAAAAGCAACCACAACAGGATTAGGTAGTTTTTCAGGTACTATTGCAGAAGCAGATATAGGTCAAAACTTATTAGACGGTGCTTATTGGAATGGTAAGATTAGCGAAGTAGCGGTATTTACACAAGTTATTTCTGCTACTACTTTATACAATAGCGGCAAACCTTTAGAATTAGCAGGACTATCAGGGCTTGTAGGGTACTATAAGTTTGAAGAAGGTTCAGGTGGAAAAGCAGAAGACAGTTCAGGGTTAGGAAATACAGGCACATTAGTAAATTCACCTACTTATTCAACAGACACACCTTAATTATGCGACAATATATTATTATAGATGTAAGCGAGTTAGATAACCTAAACTTTGACGAATTGGCTACTACTTCAAAAGAAACTGCAAGAAGAAGTTTAGACGGAACAAAAGCAATAGTATCATTTGACGAAACACCTGCTTATTTCTTTTCTGCAACTACTTATTCAAACGCAGAACTTCTTGAATTAATAAATAATACAGAATGGAATGAAGAAGACGAATAACGAAATACTAGAAAATTTAGGGCTTGTAAATTTAGAAGCTCAAACTTCACCTGTTATTAAAGAAGCACACGGTAAAGATTGGATTGAGTTTGGAACAGAAGAATATAAAAATCAGTACCCACAATTTTTAATAGACCTTTATTACAATAGTTCTACACACGCAGCTATTATTAATCAAACTGCGGCTATGATAGCAGGACAGGGCTTACAAATAGAAGATGAAACTAATTTAGAAGCATTAGTTAAATTAAAAAAGTTTATTGCTGCTGCTAACTCAAAAGAAACATTACACGAAGTAATGTGTAAAATAGCTTTTGACTTAAAACTACACGGTGCTTTTGCACTTAATATAATTTGGTCAAAGGACAGAACAGAAATATCAGAAATACATCATATAGGAGTAGAGAAAATTCGTAGCGGTGTACCTAACGAAATGGGTGTTGTAGATACTTATTATGTAAGTTCTGATTGGGCAAATCCAAGACAAAAAAATAATAGACCACAAGCAGTATCTGCCTTTAACTTAAAAGACAGAACAGAACCTAATCAAATACTTTATTCTGCTTTGTATAGCCCTAATATGCAACTATACGGAACACCTGACTATTCAGGTTGTACTAATTGGTGTTTAACTGACCAATATGTAAGCGAATTTCACTTATCTAATATAAAGAACGGATTTGCAGGTTCTTACTTTATCAGCTTCAATAACGGAGTACCGACAAGAGAAGAACGAGTACAAGTAGAAAGACAAATAGCAGATAAATTTTCTGGTGCTTCTAACGCAGGTAAATTTGTACTTACTTTTTCAGATAGTAAAGATAGAGAACCGACTATAACACCTATAAGCGTATCAAACGCTGACAAGCAATATTTGGCTTTACAAGAACTTTTAGTTCAAAACATACTTACAGGACACCGAGTAACAAGTCCTATGCTTATGGGTATTAAAAACGACACAGGGCTTGGAAACAATGCTGACGAACTTAACCAAGCGTTTGAAGTATATCTAAATAGCGTTGTAAAGCCGTTTCAAGCACATATCTTAAAAGTATTGACAAAGATATTTGATGTAAATAATATGAACCTTCCTGTATCTATAATTCAATTCACACCTGTAACAACGAAGTTTGATAACGAAACACTTAAAGAAGTTTTAACACAAGACGAGTTAAGAGGTGAATTAGGGTTAGAACCTTTAGAAGATGACGAAGAAACAGCAAAC